ATATATTATTTTTCAAAAGTCGCTGGGCATAAATGAGTTTTATAAAAAGAACAATATTGACAATGGTTATTAAGTTTAGGTTGATGGTCTTTTTGTGAGTATCCTTCTTTTGTAAATACGGACTCAATAAATTCATTTAATTCTTTATCGGCTTTATTTAATTTAACTTTTCCTGAGGCTGGGGTAAATGTTTGTATTCTAGAAATTGGAAAATCACTTTCTTCCCATATTTTTCTTTTCACAATAAAAAATTCAATATTAATTTTATCTAAAGGAATATTAAATTGTTTTGCAAAGAATTTCTTATAAAGTATAAGTTGGAATTGTTTATTTTCGTCTTTTTTAGTTTTATCATGCCAACCCCGTGTAGATGTTTTAATGTCTATAATCTTGAAGGATTGCGTGGTTTCATTATATAAAACTACATCTAAATGACCTTGGTATATTACATTAGGGTATCGCTTATTAGGCGTTAAAATTACAGGCACTTCACACCCTACTAAATACCACCCACGTTTACTAAAATATTTTCCTCTTTTCTTTTTAAAAAAATCTAAAATAGCAATCCCATCTTCATAAAATTCTCTTAACTCTTCAGCTGAACTAAAATGGAGATTATTATTTTTTTTATAGGAAGAATTATATTCTTCCATTAATCCTTTTTTAAAGTGATCTTCAATATCAATTTTATCTGCCTCAGAAATACTTTTTTCATACATTATATCTAAATAATGTTGAAGAGTTTCATGTAAAGCAGTACCAAAAACAAAATAGATGGATTGTTCATCTATTTTATGTCCGTCTCTATATTGTAGTGACCATTTTTTAGGACACTGCTTATACATTGAAAATTGAGAATAAGAAATGCTTTTTTGAAAACTATAATTTATATTTATAGGTTCAAAACTTTTAATTTCTTTAATTATAGAAGGTATTTTTTTAGTCAAAACTTATTTTTTCCATTTATCTCTCATTACAAGCATAGCAATAAGCCCATAATTAGAAATATCAATAAAACTGTCCATCATTGTTTCTCCTGCTACATAATTTTTACCATCACGTTTTAACAGGTTTCTTAAACGATTTATTTTATCATTAATTCTAAGCCAAATACCTGTAATTGACAAGTGAATATCATAAGGATCTTCTAGGCTAGAACCCAAAGCAATATTTTCAATTCCATAATCCAACATTTTTCTAGCAAATAATTCGTATTGTTCTTGTTGAACTTTTTCAAATTCTTTAGATAATGTGGGGTAATTGGTTTTAAAATCTTTTATAGTTTGTTCTCTATCTTGAATTACAAAACTTACATCTTGATGTTTAGTCATATTAAATAACTTGTTTTTGGTCTAAATATTTTTCTATTGTTTCTAACCTTTCATCAGCATCAGCTAACATTCTAATTGCTTCTTCAGCATTTTTATAAAAATCTTCTGTTGAATGGTCTCCAATACCTGCTGGATGTTTTTCTAGTAATTCTAGGGTTAATAGTGCTTTAGTTTTATCAGCAATAGCTGATGTATATAGCATATTTTTTAATCGATTCATAATTTTGCTTCTTTTAACAACTTATTAGTTTCTTCTTCATTTAACCCCATTTCCCAAAGAATTCCTTTAACTCCATGTTTACGTAAAATATCAATATAATTTTCAGCTTCTCCAAGTGAACAATTAAAATATTCAGCTATGTATTCAGGAATTTGTTTTAAATTTCTTTTATTTTCGTTTTTTACGTATTTAAGCCATAGTTTTTTCTTTGGTATCATTTCTCGATAAATGGTGTAAATTTGTTGTTTATTTTGTGGATTAATCTTTTGAACATAATTTACAATATCAATATAACTTATATTCATAGATAAATATCTATGTACCATATAAGAATTCCATTTATCCCATGATTCTTGTGAGAAAGATTGGGGGTCAGATTTATGTAACATTATTTCATCTAACCACTCAAAAAGATTATTAATCTGCTTTGTTTCCAAACTCTTCACGTAATTCTTGAGGTAACATTTCTTTAACTACTTCCCCAGAAACAACATCATAAAATACAGGAATAGGCATAATAGCATCCTCAGAAGTACCAGCTACAAATTTAGATACTTTACGAAGAATAACTCCTTCAGCAAATACTTTTCCTCCTGTAGAAGATGTTAAAGGTTGAGTGTTTTTAATATCAATATTTACATTTAATTCTTGTTGTTGTTTTGCCATGATTTATTTATTTAAGATTAATTAATTTTTCTATTAAAGCCATACAATTTATTTCTTTATCAATTCTAAAATTCGCTTGATACGAGTATTCATTAATAAGGATTGCCACCATTCCTTCACTATTAGGAACATAAATTGAAGCATTATCATAAAGATAACGATAAAACTCTTCAAAATCTTGAACATTTGCATTTGTAATAATTTGTCTAATTTCTTTCCAATTAGGTTTTGGTTTAGATAATTCTTTAAGTACTTGAGTCATGTAATTAGATGAAACTAATACTGATTTATCAATTATAAGTTTATTATCTTGGGTTGATAATTGAATTGTATTAAGACATTTACGTAAATCAGGATAAAATTGATTTACAATTGTAACAATATCTTCTAGTTCAAATTTAGTATTTTCTTGTTCTAAAATCCAAGTAATATGTTTTGCAACATCTTTTTTAGTTGGAGGTATTACTTTAAGTACTTGACATCGTGATTGAAGAGGATCAATAATACGTTCTACATAATTACAAGTCAGTATAAAACGAGTAGTACGTGAAAATGTTTCAATTACATTACGAAGTGAGGCTTGAGCTTGAATAGTAAGAAAATCTGCTTCATCTAAAATAACTACTTTAATAGATTTAAAAGAAGCAGATGAAGCAAAACCTGATACTTTATCTCTAATGGTTTCAATTCCTCTTTCATCACTTGCATTAATATAAAGATAGTCACAATCTAGATTTTTAACTATAAGTTTAGCAAGAGTAGTTTTACCTGTGCCTGCGGGACCATAAAAAATAAGATTTTGAATATCATTTTGAGCTAGATATTGAGAAATGGTTTTTTTAATATTTTCATTCCCCACATAATTTTCTAATTGTGTAGGTCTATATCTTTCAACTAATAATCCGTGATCTTTCATTTATACTCCTTGTCTAAATTCCCCGTAGATACTAAAACTTTGTGGTTCTTCAGGTATGATTTCTTCTTCTTGTTGACGTATAACATACAATTTACTATCCAAAGGGGCAAGCCTAAATTCGGCTTTTTGTTGTGTTTTTTGAAACCATGCCTCTAAAGTTTCTGTTAGTGAATTATAAACTACCTTAGATAAATCATTAGTTAAAGACCAACGGTCCCCAGGGGGGACACGTTGAGCTATTAATTCATTATATTCTGTAATTTTTGTTTCCATTAAAACATTCCATTCATCATTGAATTGTTATCTTCTTTTTTATCTTCAGGGTCATCTACTATAACACATTCGGTAAGTAGCACAGTTCCAGCAACTGAAGCGGCATTTTCAAGTGCAGTACGAGTTACTTTAGAAGGGTCAATAATTCCTTCTTCTTTCATATCAACTACTTCTTCAGTCTTGATATTGTATCCTTTCCATTTACCACAAACTTGAACATTCATTTCCCAATGGATAGTAGTAGAATTATCAATACCTGCATTTTTTAGGATTTGGGAGAAAGGTTTGCTACAAGCTTCAAATACAATTTTTTCTCCAATACTATTTTTAGGGTTAAGACAAATTTTAGCTTTAATTAATGCTGATCCTCCTCCAGGTACAATACCTTCTTCAATTGCTGCTTTAGTAGCATGAAGTGCATCATCTACACGATCTTTCTTCTCTTTCATTTCAGCTTCAGTGTAACCTCCTACATGAATAATAGATACACCACCTACAAATTTAGCTAAGCGTTCTTGAAGTTTTTCAATTTCAAAAGAAGATTGAGCTTTATTAATTTGAGATTCTAATTCTTCAACTCTATCATTAATAGCTTTTTCATCCCCCTTTCCATCAATAATAGTAGTTTCATCTTTAGTTACAGTTACTAATCTAGCTTCACCTAACCAATCCCAACTAAATTTATCAAGTTTCATTCCTTTTTCTTTATCAAAAACTTGACCTCCTGTAGTAATTGCAATGTCTTCCATTACAAGTTTTCTTCGATCTCCAAAATCAGGAGCTTTAACAGCACAAACATTTAAAGTTCCTCTAATTTTATTAACGATAAGAGTAGCAAGTGCTTCACCTTCAATGTCTTCTGCAATGATAAGTAAAGGTCTATTAGTACTAGAAATACTATCTAAAACAGGAAGTAATTCTTTTACTTGGGTAAATCTATTATTAGCTAACAAAATCCAAGGATTTTCAAGAGTACAAGTCATTGTATTATTATTAGTAACAAAATAATGTGACTTATAACCTCTGTCAAACTGCATACCTTCTACAGTTTCAAGATAGGTTTCCCCTGATTTGGATTCTTCAATATGAACAATTCCTTCTCTACCTACTTTTTCCATAGCAGTAGCAATTAATTTGCCTACTTCAGAATCATTATTAGCTGAGATTGTAGCAATTTGTTCAAGTTGTTCTTCGGAACTAATTTCTTCACTTAATTCATCTCTAAGGTATTCTACTACTTTTTTAACAGCATCATCAATACTTCTTTTAATTTCTACAGCATTAGCACCATTATTAAGATAAGTTAATCCTGCTATAATCATTTCTCGAGCCAATAAAGTAGAAGTAGTAGTTCCATCTCCAGCAATATCCGCTGTTTTAATAGCTGCTTGTTTTACCATTTGCACTCCTGCTTCTTCTATAGCATCCTTTAAAGAAATAGATTTTGCTACTGTAACACCATCTTTAGTAGATTGAGGAATTCCCATTTGTTGAGAAATAATTACATTTCTCCCATTAGGTCCTAATGTAGATACTACAGCATCTGCTAATTTATCAATACCTTGTACAAGTTTAGCTCTTGCTTTAGGTCCAAATTTAATAACTTTACTCATTTTCGTCATATTTAATTTTACTTAACACTTGATTTTCAGGTCCAATCCAATACTCTTCATCTCCATATTCAAATTTAGTGAAACCCATAGAAGGTAAAATTACAATATCTCCTTCTTTAAGTTGAGTTTCCACAAATCCTACTCCAGGAATATTATGACCTGGGCCTACTCCTATTACTTCTCCTTTTTTAGAAGATTCTTTACCTGTATCAGGTACGATAATTGATCCATATTTGGATTCGGTTTGCTCGATAGGTTTTACTATCACAGCATTATACATTGGTTCTAATTTCATATATTAAAATGATTAATTAAACGATTTTGTAATTCTTTGTATTTTGTAATATAATCTTGAAGGGATTCAAAACTAGATTGGTGAATTTGATTTTTAACCATTGCACTTAAGCAATTTCCTAAATTAGTATAAAACCCTATTTTAGATTCATACTCATTATTATCTTCGGTAGTAATTTTTTTACATAGAGCATAATTGTAATCATCAATTTGAATATAATAAGGTTCTAGAATTGGGTCTTTAATATAAGTTAAAGTAGTAGATCCTTTTTGTCTTCCGGCCATAATATAACTGTTTTTATTTTAAATATATAACGTGAATATACGAAAAAATATTGAGGTAACCAAATCAAAATAAACCTTAGGGCACTTAGATTTATTTAATTTTTAAAACTTTGGGTTTAGCTGATTCAGCAAAGGGGATATGAATTCCAAGTAATCCATTTTCCATCATTGCTTCTGCTTTTGCTAAATCAAATTTAGGAGCAATTTTATAGCCTAAATTAAAAGAACGTTTAGCTATACCTCTATGGATATAGTTACGATCTTGGGTTTTAGCATCATTTACATCAGCTGCCCTATGGTAAGCAATTTTAAGAATATCTCCTTCGATATTTAATTCAACATCTTCTTTGGAAAGACCAGTACAAGCAACTTCTAAATGAAGTCCTTTATCTGTTTCAAAAATATCTACAGGATGGGAGGGTTTGGCTTCAACTGCCGGTTGAAAATTTAACTCAGACTTGAAAAAGTCTTTAAATAATAGATCAAATGGTGAGAGATTTCTCTCTAAAAATAATGTACTCATATCATTTTAAATTTATGCTGTCCTAAAGATCAGCGGGTTAATAATTAATTTTACAAAACGTGTGCCCTAAGGTTTACTTTATTATACATATATTAAAAACTAGTTTCTGCTTTGCGAACCATAAAATATTCGCTAGAAACTATATCTGTTTTAAACTCTAATTTCATTAATCCCATACTACTTACAAACATTTTCCCTTCTTCCATATCTTTATTTACTTGTAAAATAGATTTAAACATTTCAGAATTAAATGGTATTTTCATATTCGTTTCTTTAATATTTCCTGAGATTTGATAGGTAATTTTGTTATTATGTCCTGCTTCATCTCCAAAAACAAATTCACAAATATCTTCACCATCTAAATTTTGGGTAGTAGTAAATAACATATTATCTGTTTCTCCTAAAGCACTCTTAGCTTTAATTAAGTTTGTAATATCTTCGGATTCTAAATTAATTTCTATTACCCATTCAGGTATATTAACCGTAGCTATTTTATTCATTAACAAAGGATCTGATAGAGCATATGTTAAATTAAAACTTGCGTCTGAAATGTAAAGTTTTGTATATATCTTATGGGATTTTTCTAATTCCAATAATAACTCACCTTGACAAATTGATAACAGATTAGACAATTTTTTAGTATCATAAATAGCTATTTCACTATCTTCTAATTTAAAATCAGAACAAGATATTTTACCTATAATATCTTTAGTTGGACTCATAAAATCAATTTCAAGATTATTATTTTTAATAACCCACTTAACTGATTGATTAACACCTAAATGGTATTTGTTGAGTATCGATTGAAGTAATATTTTATTTATCATAAGTTAAAAAACATTTCACGAAATGGGTTTAAATTTAAATTCCAATTTAGATCGCTATAAAAACCCTCCAATTTATTAAGCAAAATAGATTCAAATATTTTTTCTCTATCAGCATATTGTTCAATAAATGTATTAATTTTTTCTGGGATATCAAACTCTAAAAATGCAAGGGCTTCAATTTGGTAAGGATTTGGTTTTAAATATATCCATTTTACTTTATCACCTTGAGTAATATAACTATGTTTTTTATTTAAACCCCAAAATTTAACTAAATCATTATATTTTATAACTGCTCTTACAGCAGCAGGGGCACCTTTAGCTATAATAGAAAACATTTCTCCTGCTCTAGCTTTTCGTTCAGTGTATTTATTTAAAGTTTTAACGGAAGTAGGATTACCTAATTGAATAAGAGAAATACTTCCATCTAAAATTTCTTGTCTAAATTCCTTAACTCTTTTATCAATATCACTCTGTTTAGCTCCTTTTAAAACATCAATCAAAGCTTGTTTAAAAAATTTACCTAATACAGGTGGAAAATTAGCTTTTTTAAATTCAAGTCCTTTTACATCAAGAGATTCTTTTACAATACCTTCTTGTTTTGTAATCCATTGGGCATAACGACGAGTTGCCCTAAAATAAGCTGAACGAATAACACATTCAGTCTTCATTTCTAATCTATGTTCCTGAACATTAAAACAATTTTTAGCTAAGTCACTATAAGAATTAGTGATAATATCTTGGTATTGTAAAGCAATTTCTTCCAATTTGTTATCTTTATCCTCACTTGACATTTCATTAAAATCAGGATATAAATGTCTTAATAAAGGTTCAGCATGGATATAGATAGAATCTGTATCAGAATATGCTACATAATTAGTATCTTCAGGATCGCAAATCCACCAAGGAGTATCTTCTAAATGCTTCATATTTAAAATCTATCATCGGGGCCTGGGGATTTAACAATAGCATTGCTCCATTTATCTCCTTTATTATTTCGAAGTACCTCAGCAGGAATAATGGATATGTAATCATTCATAATCTTAAAGTTCCCTCCTTGTTTTAACATTTTCTTGAAAAAAGTAATATGTTTTTCTTCCCAAAAGGTACTTAAAGCTAATAATTCTTCTTTTTCTACTACATTGTCATTAATTTTTATAGTGACACCTTTTCTAATCGATTGTGGTTTTAATGGCATTTAATTTAATTTAGTTTCTTTTCTTAATACTTTATTCATATGTCGGTTAGCAGTTAAAGCACTTTCTTGAATAATTCTTTGACCACTTAAAGTAATGGCTTCAGATAAAATAACATTACCATAACGGAAACTACCAAGAGCAGTTGCACCATACAAACTATTTAACAAAATCTTCATTGTGTATTGTTTCATATGGAAACCAGCACCAGCTTCTTTATCACCTGATTTGTATGCTTTTTTCATTTGGTTTTTATATAATACTCTTTCATCAAACCATTTTTTCAAAATAGTAGATAGTACTGATTCTTTATCTGTTCTAAAGAACACACCATTAGCAGAAATAGACCATTTATTTTTTTCTATAAATTTAACTAATTCTTTTACTTTAAGTTTAGTTTTTTTACGTTTAACATTTTCAATAATTAATTCTTCTTCAGGTTCTTTAGATTTTAAATCATTAAGACCTAAACGATTATTTCTATCATCAGCATCAATAATACGACCAACCATTGTTTCTTTACCAATGTTTATAGTCATTATAATTGAAGGATATAGTGAAGTTAAATCTTCATCAAACATATAATTGTAAATACCTGCTTTAGGACAGAATAAGTAACCTCCAGCATAATTTTTTTTAGAAAGTGGGTTTCGGTCTTTAGCTGGGGGTATAAGTCCTTCACTCAATAAATAAGCAGAAATAGCCCCATCTTGAGTTTTAGTATTAGCATAAACTTCACTATAATTGTGTTTACCTTTATGAGATAGGTTTTTTACAAGTGCTAGATATTCTAGTTTTTCATCTAATACTTTTAAAATTTCAACATCCCGAAAGTTATACTGGATAAATTTATTTACATCAGTTTCAAATAACTTATCTAAATTTCCTTCATATTCAATTTTATTTATACCAGCATATTTTTCTCCAATAGCATCTAGTTTAAATGATGGTTCATCAGCCCAACTAAACTTTTTATGCAGACGCATATAATCAAGAGATTCAACCCCTGCAATTTGGATATATTGATTTACAGACCATGGAGTTTCTCTTACATACCCAATAGGAGATAAATAACGAGCTACATCTTCACCTAAAACATTACACATTCTATAATAAAGATAAGGAATATCAAAATAATCACTATTCCATCCTACCACAATATCAGGATCTATTTCTCTAAATTTTTCTATAAATTTAAGTAATAGCTCTTTTTCAGTACGACAAGGGATAATTTCTTTGTTTTTAGCTTTAGTATGTTTTATTTCATCTTTAACATCTAAAATAAGGATAGCCCATTGATCTAATTGTTTATCATACCAAGCAATTGAAGTTACTTTTTTGGGGGCTGATTTAATATATTCCTCAGTTAAGGCATCCCCCATTTCAGTTTCAATATCAAAAAATACTTCACGATGGGTTTTAGAGGGTTCATCATTAATTCCATATTTTTCAATAAGAAATTTTTGATAAGGAGTCATATCATGGAAATGAAGTTTTGGATTTTCTTTTTCCCATTTAGAAATCTTTTTCAAGGGCTCACCATTTAATCCTACATGGGTGGCATCAGCTTCATTACATTCTGTATAAACTTGGTTTATCCATTCTACTTTACTGTAGCCTGTATCCTCCCATAAGTGAATAAGAAACTTATTTTTACCTAAACTTTGAGCAAATGCTTTTTTATACATTAAATACCTATATTCTCATTTTTAAATTGGGACAATTCATCATTAGTAAAAAATTGAGTGAGATCAGGTCTAAAATAATTAATAGATTTCATAACTTTTTTATCCCTTGTTCTGTATACAACAAAATAGTTACCAACTTTTTCGTAATGACATGGTTCACCTTGTTGTTCACTTCGAATTTTAACTGTTTGGATAGCTTCTTTCTCGGTTTTGCAAGCTTTTGACATATTTGATGCTTGTACCTCTGAGTATGCTTGGGGTATTTTATCTTTAATACCATGTAACATGGCACCATTACCCAAAGAAACATAGGTAATGTCACAAAGAGCATCAAGTACTTCAACAATATTTCCTGTTTCACACGCATGTTTATATTCTTCAAGTTCTTCTAAGATAAAATTATATACAAACATCCATTCTTTTTCTTCAGGGATGGTTGGAGTATAATTGTTTGGTTTACCCATAGTGGCATTAAATTCCTCTACTTCATTTACAAATGGTACATTACTTTTACTCATAATTATTAAATATTATGTCCTCCGTTATTAATCTTTAGACTGTCAAAAAATTCTTTTCTTGCTTGATTTGTATCGTCTCTAAATGCACCTGATGCTTTAGTAGTAACCATAGCAGCCCCTTGATGTTTTACACCCCTACAACTTACACAATTGTGAGTACCTACAATAGTTACAATAACACCTTTATTACCTTCAGTAATTTTATCTACTGCATTATGAATTGCTGATGTTAATTGTTCTTGGATAGCACCTCTACGACCAAATAATTCTACAATTCGGTTTAATTTAGATAAACCAATTACTTGCCCATCTTTACCTGCAATATAACCGATATGAACTACACCTCCAATTGTTTGGTGGTGGTGTGAACACATTGAGGTAAGAGGAATATTACGCTCAATAATTACTCCATCGTAACCATCTGAGGGAAATGATGTAATAGGAGACATTGCTGTATATCGACCTTCCCATAAATCATTTACATATGCTTTTGCTACGCGGCGAGGTGTTTCCATTGAATTTGGATCATTTCTCCAATCACACTTTAAAGCATCAAGAAATTTACCGAATGCTTCTTCAGCTTCGTCAATCATTGATAGTTTCTCTTTTTCTGTGAATGGGAATCCTGGTGCAACCCCGTTTGCAAACCCTGTTTGTACTACTTCTAAATCTTCGTGTAGTTTTCTACGTTTGTTTTCCATGAATTATAATTTTTTACTTGATGTAATATACGAACCCTATTTAGAGAGCCCAAATTGATCTTAAATTTCTATTATGTCCATTTTCATCATCCATACCATAACCAATAACCCACTCATCCTTAATAGTAAAAGCTTTATATAGTTTTTGGGTTGGAACTGGAGATGTTTCTCGGGTGATTAATGATACAATTGAAATTGAGGCTGGGTGTTTTACTTCTAGATATTCTATAACAGCAGCCATAGTATTTCCTGTATCATAGATATCATCTACAATATAAACATGCTTACCTTTTATAGGTGTTTCGAGGTCTTTAGTGATTTGTATATCGCCTTGCTTGCGCTTTGCATACGATTTAACGCGCATAAAATCACATTCCACCACAATCGGCATAGCACGCACTACATCGCTGTAAAACGCGTAACAACCATTAAGTAACCCCACCATAACCACAGGTGTTTTATCATCTCTATGGTTATCTGATATTCTTTTACCTAAGATTTTGGTTTGGATATTAATATCCTCAGCTGTAATTAATTCTCTCAATTGATTCTAAAATAATTCCAATCTTTTCCTGCTACATCTTTATTAGGAAAAGTGAAAGTATAACTTTCATTATTAAAAGTTAAAGTTTTAGTAAACCCACTTGGAACTGTAGCCCCTGCTGGGACAACAACTAGTGGTAATTCAAATAAAACTTCAACAAATACATCTACTTTGCCATAAATTTTAACCAAATCACGTTCAAATCTTTCTAATTCTTTCCAAGGGCCTCTATTTAATCCCTGGTGTTGAAGAGCACAATTTAGATAAGTAAACGTTAATTTTAAATCTTCTCTAGTACAATTAAAAGAAGCAGCAGGTGCTAAATGACCTTTATCCCATACATTATTTTCATAATCTTCATCACTTGAGGTTTTTATTCCCCTAACTTCTCTAAAATTAATTCCTCCTCTTTCAACTTTACCATCAATACAGGTTACAGTATACCACAATTTAATAGGTTGTTCTAATTCTTCAGAATAAACAACTTTAAAGATATTATTTTCTATGGTTTTTACTCCAAGCTTAGGATATAAAATTGCTCCTAAATTTGATTCGACCTGCCCAAATAGAGGAAATGACAATATATAAGTTAATAATAAGATATTAAATTTTTTCATTTTTTTATATTTTTAATTAAACACATCTTTCAGTATTAAAGGCCATTATATGTGCTCTACCTGTAAATTTGTATCCTTTATCTCTACACATGTTCATTACTACTGGGTATGATTCAAATAATGATTCCCTATCATCACCCGCAGGCATACACCATGTTTTAGATTTTAAATAACTAATGGTATCATATAAGCTTTGGGGATTGTAGTCAAAATTTTCCCACCCTAAATCTAACAATTTATTTGCTAGTTTTTTTATAAATTCTTCTACTTCAGGTAATACAGCCAAATCTTTATCTATAACCGGTTTAAGATGAAAATTATCGTGGAAATAAATCATTTTAGCAATGTTTTCAACATTCATTCTAAATTTATTATGTTGAATTACCATTTTTTCATCTACAACCTTTCCTTGAGGTGTAACAGCACCTACAACAGGAACACTATTTTTAAACTTAGGAGAAATTGATAATAAGCCAATAGGGTAATCTGTTTCTACAAAATGGGAACCTTCAGTTTCAATCGTAATGAAAATTTTTCTTTGATTAGCAAAATGAGTTAATTCATTTACTAAAGCAGCATGCATTGTTGGTGAACCTCCAGTAAGCATCATTTCTTTAATATGGGGGTTTTTATCATACATTTTAATAATATCATTAAATGTATAAGTTCCTTTTTCAGGGTGGATTGAAGTATACCAACTATCACACCATCCACCTTCACCAAAATAACATCTATGAGTGCAACCTGTAGTTCTAATTACAATTGTAGGATAACCCTGACGACTGCCTTCAGATTGAACAGCAGTATATAATTCTAATACTGGAAGGGTTTTAGTATAATCTTCTATTCTATTCTTCATAAATTGAGGAATTATTATCATTTTCAAAACATTCTACTTTAATACACTTACATCTCCCTGCATCAGTTTTAGATAAAACATCATTAAAATGTTCATATACTAATCTAGCACAAGATTCTGCTCCCATTTTTTCTAAAAAATGTACTTTAGCTAATCCTGATACCTGTAACATTTCAAACATATCTCTATAAGGATCATCAGCTTGGATTAAAGTTGTATGATCCCACATATGATTCATCCAATCTTTTAAACCATTACCATGAGGGGGAGTTTTAAATCCACCATAGTCAACAATCCAATTCATATCATCTAATTGTTTATCAATATTAGGTTCATTAGATGAAAACCATACTTTAAATTTTAAAGCATATCCATGAAGCAATTGACAATGTGAGTGTTGTGCTTTCCATTGTCTAATTGCTACTGAGTAATTCTCAAATAATTTAGTTGAAATATATCTTGCCATTATTTACTTAAATTAAATTGATTAAAAGTATTAATATATCTTTGTTCAGTTTGAACTCCTGCCATTCTTGTATGTTCTTTATTATTATCATCTATTAATACTACTGTAGGGATATTACGAATCCCAAATTGGGATACCAAATCATTATTAGTATCTACATCAATTTTTTGAATGTTAATTCCACTATTTTTTACTCTTTCCATAATTGGTCCTAACATTTTACAAGGCCCACACCAACTAGCTGTAAAATAAAGATATTTCATATTTATTATTTATTTAATTGTTTTTAATTTTTAAACTAATTCCTCTAAAATTCCTATTACCTCACTTAACACAAGAATAATTGTTGCAACTAACAAATCAAATGGAATAAATCCATACCCCAGGATTCTGACAGTTGATTTTATAAATGAAATTTTCTTGTGCCAATATTGATTGGGCATTGATTCGATATTTTTATTTTTTTTACTCATGGTTATTTAAAACTTTAGTTACTTCTGTTACTACATGTTCCCAAGACACAGGACCAGTCTCATCAGCATATTCTACAGGATCAGGATGACCAAGTTTTAAAAATGCTTCTACACGTTCCACACTAGATGCTGATTTATAGTCTGAATACCATTTGTAAGCATTAGTTTCTGGGCGATAGTAGATTTTAATAGGTTTGTAAGAAGTATTAGTACGTTTATAAACCTCATCAAAATCAATACCTAATTTTTCACATAATACTTCTCCATCTTGTAAGATAGTAAATTTATCTCCTTTAAGATAAGGTGTCCAATAACTTACCATATCAGCCCCCCAATTCCCTTCTCTAAAAGCAGCATCATCTGCATCTCTAAATTCTTGTCTACAGTCAGGATAAATTGCATGATCACCTGCATGAATTCCTAAAGCAATGTCTGTTCTTTCTCCTGTTTTATTTGCTACCGATAAAGCAACTGCTTGGGTAATAGAAGCAAATATTTTATTTCTATTAGGTACTACTGTTGCTTTCATATTATCTTGCTCATAGTGTCCCTCAGGTACCTCATCACCACCTTCCACTAAAGCTGAATCTAATAAATCAACTAAACCATCTAGTTTAATTTGTTTATAGTTTATTTTACATCCTTTATAGCAATCATTTTTATCACAGTTATCATTTAAATAATCTATTAATGATTGAGCTCTTTGTAATTCTACTCTATGTTTTTGACCATAGTCAAATGATAAAGCGGTTACTGTTTCATACTCATTTAGTGCTTTAAGCAACAACGTTGAGCTATCCATACCACCTGAGAGTGATACTACTACGTGTTTTCCTTTGTTAAAATCAAATTCTAATTGCATTGTTTTTATATAATTAAATTTGCCAGGTATTATTAAGCGTATAGGCTTACGCTATGTTTAATTTTTTTTCTAATCTTTCAAACTCAGGTTCGATAATATCATCCCAAAAATATTCATAATCATCTTCATCTTCATCTATTACCGTTTCCAATTCTAGGTATTGACCTGCGTCTGTAATCTTAAGTACACCAATAGGATCATATGCTTCATCCCAGTAGCGTGCTGTGAATATAATATCAGGATCTATAACAGCCAACTGACGATGCATTTCTTTTAACATATCTGAAGGAGGATAATTAGCTGATTCTAGACCAAATTCATATGATGTTTCATCATCCCAAAAGATTTCATATTGAGAAATCCATTTAGAACCTACCTTATCGATAAACAATTCAGCATCAGCTCCAAATACATCTACAATGTGTGGGTTTTCTTCTTCATTTGGGTATTTTCCATCATGACAACTTTCATACTTTTCTTTAAAATATGAGATTGCTTCTTTTGATCCTTGGATCTTAACGTCTGTTCTACAAGTATTTGCCATTATTTTATAAATTCTTTAAATTTATTTACATTATACATTACAATATCCCAATTTTTTTCATCACCCACAAATTTATCTACTTTGTGAGGTAATTTATCAGTTAATCCATAATCCTCATATTTAACCCCTGCTAAACCATGAATTACAGGATTTGAAGTATCAATAGTTTCTATAAAAGGCATATTTTTATACCAAGCAAATTCTTGGGGGATGTTGCAACCTAATAAATGAACTCTATCACTTTTTTCAATTAATCCTCTTTCATAAAAATCTTTAACAGTATTGTAACGACCATAAGCTTTGGTTACATAATCATTTTCCATTTTTTCAGCTTGATCTAAATACCAACTAGCTCCATATGAAAAAGCAATTTTTTTATAACCTTGCATTTTTAGAATGTTATAACATTCCCATGCTTCTTCAACATTATTAGCTTGCACTACAGCAACGGGGGTGGTTCCTTCAGGATATTGAAGATTTGACCATAATTTTGCGGTAACTAACGTTTTATTTTTATCCTGCCAATAATCAGGAACAATAAATTCATTAGGTTTAAAATAATTTAACCAGTAGGATAATCGTTTAGAATCATAAGGAGTACCTAACTCATGAAGGGAATTATCCATGATGATATATCTCCCCAATTCTTTAGATTTTTGAAAGAAATTAAAATATTCTTTACTTTCATCCAGAAGGTGAGGTAGACAATAATCATAATCATTAAAAGCTCTACTTTTTTCTAAAAAGGGAATAGGTACTTCGTGACTTACTTTCATTATAACTTTTTACTTTAAAATAAATATATGAAACAATTGGTGAGGAACCAAGTCCTCCTAAAATAAGAGTAAATAAATTTGGGTGATAATGTTCACCACAAAATCCTAAGGCGTGTTTAATAAATTCTAACATAACTTTTTAATTTGATAAAGGTGCTTTAATTGTTGGGTATAATTCCTAATTCTTTTAATTGTTCTGGTGTTAATGGTTTTATTGGTTCAGGTTCTATAAATTTAGGGAATGTTCTTTTAAGTGGTTCTTTCTTAAAGGAGTATCCGGTAATATCTACATAGCGTAATAATTCTTTATCACCTTCTATTGTAAGGCCAGGACCAATTTTAATCATTACAATTTTGTATCCTATCTTATGGGATAACCATTTGATAAATTTTATGTGTAATCTTTTCATAATTTAAATGCTTTATCGGACTTTTTGATTGGGTAAGTACTAATTAATTGTATGTTTTGGTTTTCTACCACGTTTTGATCTTAGAGGAATAGCATATTCCCCAAATTTTTGTTTACAGTGAAAGTAAAAATCTTCTAATGAACCATCAAATTCTATTACTTCTTGTTCATAATCTTCTTTACTCATTCTAAAGGTTAAAATAAATTCTTTTTGGATTTGTTTTAGTTTTTCAGCTTCATCTTTTTCAAAATCCTCATATAAACGTTTTCTTCTAGCTCTGTCTACTTGAGTTTCTTCCATCCATCTACCATCATCATTTAATTGAAGATATTTTTCATTCAGTTCAATTTCACAAAATTGAGCTTGCCAATAATAATGTGAATAGTCGAAATCACCATTACGAATTTTATCTAATAAGGGTTTTAATTTGTGGAGTGGTTTATTTTTTGAATCCCATCTCCTCCACCATCTAAACTGGTTATAATTGAGTGGTTGTAAATTAGATAATTTTTCTAAGACCACTTCTTTTGAATGGGTTTTATATATCATTAACCTTTATTTCCCTAAATATACGAAACCTATTTTAAATATCCAAATTTAATATGTGATTTGGTTTGGGTTATCAGATTTTCTTTGTTTTAATATTTTATTTTTTCTCCATTGAGAAATAGAAGGATCACCTAACATTGCATCTTCTTTTCTTTTTAATTCATCTTGATCTAAAACCCCATCATTATTAGTATCCCATACTTTTTCTTCTTCTGATAGTTCTTTTTTAGCTAAATTTTCTAAGAATTCTCTATCATCCGCATCCCAAGGTTTATCTTCTAAACCATCATTTAAAGTTGAGTCCCATTCTTCATATAATCCATCTTCTTCATCAGCTTTCATCATATCAACTATATGTTGATGTTGTTCTTCTTTGGAAATTGGAACTTTTTCTCCATAAAGATTAGACTTATATTTTTTTCTAATTTGCTCAAAAGCAAAATTAGCTGCAATTACTAAAGCAATAGCTAAAGGATCAAATACAAAAATAATAGTTAAAAGTAAATAATTAATAATTTTGTCCATTGGAATCTCAGTTAAACCTGAAAGATACTTAAGGGGACCTAATTCACCTGCTAGATTATTACCTGTTTGGATTTCTACTATTTCAGTCTCATAATCAAATAATTGAGTATTTAAACCATCTATTTTAGTATTTAGTTCAGTTTGTCTTTCAATTGCTTGATCTAATTGTCTTTCTAATGCTTTACGAGTTGAACTAGAGGTTGTTGTTATAATCTCACCAGTTTCTCTATCTTTATACTGTATAACATTGTTTGCTAAACCAGCTTGCAAATCAGCTACTGCCCCGTTAATGGTGCTTTTTTCCGCATTATATACTGCTAACTGGTCCCTAATGTTATCTCGTTTGGTTTCAATTAAAGCTATTTGAGCATCAATATTACCGGCTTTATTAGCTGTTTCTTGATAAGCAGCAGATAAGAAACCATAAATACCCATACTAGTAATCCCAATTAGTACTATACAAGCTATTGTAAGATAAAATTTAAGGAAAAATGGAAGAGTTTTTCTATATTGGTACAATAAAGAAGCAATTACTAATTTTCCTGCCTCTAAAGAAGCAGCCATAATAGTAACAGCAAAGGCAGCACCTGCAAAAAGTTTACTAAGACCACTAATTGAATAGAAAGCAGCTGAAGCTGAAACTGATAGTGCTGATAAAGCAATCAAAAAAGGAAATAATTTTTGTTTCATTTTATTTTTCTTTTGAGGCATGTTTAACACCCATAATAGTACCAATAATACTAAATGAATTTGTCAATAGAATACCAAATAAATTGGACCATGTTGATTCTATGATTTTAGCATCTAATCCTTTCATCATCACAAATACATATAGGGCTGTGGTAACTAAACCTACCCCCATAATTACCCAAAGTGCAACTTTTACAATGTTACCCATTAATTCCGTTTGAGTTTTCTTTTGAAGTAAACTTAAATCTTGTTCTGCTTTAGATTTAGCATTTTCTGCTTCTAGCTTTAGTCTTTGAGTTTCTATATGGGCTTCTTCTGCTTCTTTTAATGCTTCTGTTAGTTTTTGATTTTGTTCTTTTTCTTTTTTTTCTGTATTTCTAAAATGGGTTTTAGATGAAATTAATAATTCTTCTGCTTTTTTCCTAGCTCCTTCTGTTTCTTCTAATGCCTTTTCTAATTGTCTATTTACTCTTTTGTTTTCTTTTGCAGCTTGTTCTAATTCAGAATTTTGTTTTTGAATTTGTTTTGTAATTTCTAAACGTTGTTTT